CCTTTGTCCAGTCTTTCATAATATTACGTTCTTCATACGCGATATTTTTAGACTTCAATAAATTTTTAGCCTGTTCGCAATGTGCGCAAGCATCCTTTGACCATACTATAGCTTGTTTCATTTTATATTTCCTTCCAGTAAATAGTTCCGGGGAACATTAGGAGATAGTATTCATTGACGAATTGGGCAAATCCTGCCGGGTAACCAGTAAACTGCCCCCGTATTGCATCGACATCTCTTCCAGTTGGAGAGACACTATACCATTGGCCTGGTACAGGCAACGGATTTCCAGGAAATTTAACCCAATTTGACATTTTTATAACTCCGGTAATTCCTCGTGCAAAACTGTGTCAGACATTACGCCGATAACATAGTTTGTCGATTCTGTTTCTTGTAACGCCGACTGTTTCTTGCCGATGTTTACATGCTTGTTAAACCAAGGGATAGGACTCATTTTAGGATGATCTGCAAGATACTTAACTCCAATATCTTTTAATCGAGAAAATGCGGTAAAGTCTACAAAGTCTTTTAGAATAGTTGCATTTAGTCCAATGACCGGGCCTAGTTTGAATAAGTAGTCCGCCCAATCCTTTTCTTCCTGTATCACTTCCATGTACATCTGATATACTTCTACTGCACAATCTACTTCAATCTTTTCAAAGTCTGAATCATCTTTCCCTACATTATTAATTAGCCACGCAGTCCATTCTGTATGTAGCAATTCGTCTTGGAGTATAAGACTAATAATGTTACCGTTTCCTATATAAATCTTGTTTTCTACCATTGCCAAGCTCGTAGCAAAGGAGACCATAAATCTGAACGCTTCCAGCGCATAACTGGCGTTTAATGCCATCCAAATCGCCTTTTTATGCTCATATTCGTCTACTTTTTCGCCGATTTCTTTACGGCTGTTCAATTGGTGCAGAGACTCATAATGGCGGCCAATACTTGCCGCCATCCCGACAATTTCTTTCGTTTCATGTATTTTATTGAACTCGTCTTTCGGAACACCGTACACATTGCGAATAATGTGACTATAGCTTTTACTGTGGATACTTGTTTCGAAGAAGCTCCATGTTAGCGTGAGGGCTTCTAGTTCCGGGATACTGCATACAGGACCGAACACTTGGAATGGTGCGCGGCCTTGAATACTATCTAACGCAGTTTGACGTAACAAGTTGCTTGTAAAGATATGTTTTACTGCTTCGCTTGCTTCTTTGTGATCAATCTTATCTTTAGTTAAACTAATTTCTTCTGGCACCCAAAAGAACCCGCGGGCGAGCTCTTCGTACTTCTGTAATTTAGGATACTTAACTTCTTCAAAACGCTGTACCGTAACTGGTCCTGCTGGATCCAGAAACATCTTACGCTTTAGATAGTTTGTTTGTTTAGTAAAATCGTATTGTTCTTTAGACATTCTTTTCTTTCCTTCTTGCAAATATTTCTGCAAAGACCTTAGTTATTTCTGCTTCTCTTGCTGCTACATTTTCTGGTAACATATAAGTTTTATATTCTTCACTACGTGGCAAACCTGCCATTTTACATGGGCACATCGGTTCTCCGTACATTGGGCCCATACAGGCACACAGGTTATAACTTGCAGGCTTCACAGTCGTCATCTTCATACAGTGTAACAGGAGTGGCGGCCACTAATACATCAGTTTGGGTGTTTAACACATTTTTAGAACCAACTTTATCTATAAGTGAGTAATATAGAGTTTTCAAACCCCATTTATATGCAAGCATTAAATTCTTTGCAATTAGTGTACCGGGAACCTTGCCATCCTTAAAGTGTTTTGGACTGTAAAATGTATTTGTACTCAAACTCTGGTCAACATAAGCTGCTAGAACTGCTGCTGTCTTTAAGTATTCAACGCAATCAGTTTGTTCCCACATCATTTGATAACGGTTTTTGTACTTCCTATATTCTGGTACAACCTGCACAAACGATCCTGCTTTTGATTCCTTAACAGAAATAAGTTCCATTGGCATTTCAATTCCGTTTGTACTGTTCAATACAACACTGCTAGACTCAACTGGTGCGACTGCCATTAACGTAGCATTACGAATGCCATACTTAATCATGTTAGCACGTAGTGGCTCCCAATCTAAGCTAGGTGTGAAGTCTGTCAATTCATTAACACCGGTTGCCCGTCGCTCCCAAGGAAATACTCCCTTGCCGTACCAAGTGTATTCGCTACGCGAGCATGGCCCTTTTTCTTGGGCAAGCTCTACACTTGTTTCGGTTAGATAGTATGCTTGATGTTCCATCCAACGTTTGACTTCTGCAAGTGCCTCGGGTGTTCCATATTTAAAACTACGGCGAGCATGCCAGTAAGCAAGGTTGGTGATGCCAACACCTAGTGGCTCGAACTCAGTGTTAGCAAGCTTACTTTGAATAGATAAGAAATCTTGATACGAAAGCAGGTTACTTAAACTACGAACTAATACACGGCAGGCTTTACGCATATCCTGTGGGTTACGGAATGCACCCCAGTTAATTGATCCTAGTGTACATAACGCAATGCGTCCTTCCGGGTCTTCGATACGTTGGAAAGGTCTTGTGGGTAACAAAATTTCCTGGCATAAATTACTTTGGTAAATGGGATCAGTATTAGAGTCAAACGGGCCTTGATTAACAACATTGTCAATAAAGACAAAGTAAATGCGTCCAGTATCGCTACGTTCCTTAAGAATACTTTGTTTAAAGATTTCTTCAGCAGATAACACTTTACGCTTTTTAGTTGCATCTTGTTCGTACTGTACATACAACTTTTCAAATTCTACGCTGTTGCGATAATATGCTTCGTACAAGTCTGGAACTTCGTGCGGATCAAACAATGTAATATTTTGCTTGTTCCTGTAACGATTCCAAAACATTTTGTTGATTACAACACTGTAATCCATTTGACGTACACGGGTTTCTTCAGTACCTTGATTATTCTTAAGAACAATAAGGTCTTCAAACTGTGCATGCCAAATGGGAAATGTTACTGTGCATGATGCATTACGAATGCCACCTTGTGAGCAAGACCGCAAATCGGCAAACCATTTCTTCAAGAATGGTATCATGCCTGTATGTTTGATCTCACCATTTCGAATAGGGGCGCCGACAGGCCGTATACGTCCAATCTCTAATCCGATGCCAGCGCGTTTGCTAGCATACTTTGCCATCATCTCGCCCGAGGCGAAAATAGAGTCCAGTGTATCGTCGGAGCTAATGAGAACACAACTACTAAACTGTTTAGTAGGAGTCCCAAGCCCAGCAAGCACAGGAGTGGCAAGGGTAAAATGGCCGTCACTAGCACACTCGTAATAATCTTTAACATACTTTAATCGCTTATCTCTGGCTTCGTTGTGGAATGCTGTTGCTGCTGCAATAGCATAACGTACTTGTGGAGTTTCGTAGATTTGACCTGTTGCTCTGTTTTGCACAAGATATTTTTCAGCAAGCTGTGCAACTGCGGCGTAGGTATAGTTCTCGTCTTTATCATGATCTAGAAACAGATCAATAATATCCCATTCTTCTTTAGTGTACCAATCTAGTAATTCACTAGAATACATACCTAGTTCTACATTCTTTGTTACGATGTCGTATAATCGAGGAGGATCGTATTCTCCGTATACTTCTTTGCGTAGCATACTGACTTTTTGTCTACCTGCTACATATTGATAATTTACATTATTGATTTCTGGGTTTTCTGTTTCATCGATTAAGTCGACCATTGCTTTTAGCAAAAGTTCGTCGATTGTCTTAGTTGACATCCCATCATGTAATTCTATTTGTGCTTTAATTTCAATCATTGACGGACTAACTCCGTCAATGCCTTTGCAATCATGTGCTACCTGTCTCTGTATCTTGCTAATGTCTAATGGAACTCTTTTACCATTACGCTTGACAACTGTAATCATTGTATACCTTGTAATTATTGTATTTCTAACGCTGAGATTGATATTTACCTTGGGCGTTTTAACTCGATTAGATTTTCTAATCTGAATGAACTCGGTATATTTTCAACAGCCACCACTTGATTATCGTCAAAGTTTAGGGCCCATGCATCGTCTACATATACTACATTATACAATCTGTTGTGTTCTGTGTCTATAAGAGTACGTATTTGAATGTTGGAATTTTTATACCGATCAGTAAGCTGCAATGAATACCCTATCATTACTGCTTTGGTAAAATCATCATACTTATTCTCCACAATTATTTCCCAAGGAGTTGCCCAAGATGCTTGATGGTATGGGTCGATATGGTGATTGTGTGGAGTGAATGGGGTATGTGCCCAAAAGTTAATAAGTTCCTGGAAAGGGGACTCACTGACGCTTATCTGCTTGCGCAGGGCAGACCAGGCGGCTAGCCTAGCCTCTACATCTAATTTAAACATTACTGCCTTACTGTATATGAGTAGGTTAAATAACCTGTGAAGTTAATATCACATCTTAATTGTAACACAATTGCGCCGTTTTGTACTGTGGCTAATGTGTTATAGCCCGGATATTGGCTAGTTGGCTCTGCAACAAAATACAAGAATCCGTCGTTTGGTCCGGTAAACGAATATTCGTCACGTACAGTAGGCGTATTAGAACTATCCATTGCAACTGTAAGCTTACCCAATCTACGAACACCTGTATCGGGTTGGACAAACCCGTAATCAATAATCATAGTCAACCCGGTTGAAGTCGATGCCATCGGGTATATCAAATATGTCTGGCCAGCTAGACGAGTTGTAATGTTAACTGGAATAACAGTCGTTTTACTAACTAAGCTAACTGATCCACTTACTAACGGCTGCACTGTTGCAGATGTAATTGAGAATGTAAGAGCATTAATATCTGTTAATCTAGAAAACGTATCACCGTCGGATCTACTACCGGGACTCTCGAATCGTATAACTTCAGTTATCTGTGTATTTCCGTTACTTGAGTTTCCAACATTCTTATAAGTGTTGTTTATACTTTGTACATTAGGCCCACCCGGGTATATTGTGGTGCCGGAATAGATTGCTTGTTTGTTAACATCGCTAAATGTATTATTTGAAATAAGAATATTTGTTGGGCCGTACATAGAAGCCGAACTAATTGCAATTGTTTCGCCTAATACAACTCCTCTATCTACACTCTTAAACTTGTTACTGAAAATCTTTATGTTTGTAATATCAGTATCACTACTAACTCCACTTGATACCTTTGAGAATACACAATTAGCAATCAATACATTATCAGTAGAATTTGCACCAGTAATGGCGTTATCTCGTAGTTGTACTGCAATTGCGGAAGTACTTGAAGATGCATTACCGATAAATTCACAATTTGTTATTGCGCTGTCTGTTAAACAATCTAACTGCATAATAGGATTGGCGTTATCTAACTGTGAACTAAAGGTAATACCGCTGATGTTAACATTTTGTGTGGCTAGCAGTGTTCCGCCGTTTGCTGCCACTGTTTGAAATATTGATTTATTAGATGTGTTTGTAATGAATGTTTTTTGTGTGCCTGCTCCACGTATTTCAGCATGTGGAGGAATATACACTGTACCGGTTACGACATAATTCTTTCCCGGAAGAAGTAGTGGACCGTAATTTGTAATTGTTCCATTAAACAAATAATTAACTGCGGTTTGAAGAGCAGCGGTACAATCAGTTGATGTAGTTATAAACGCATCTAAAGTAACTTGTTCGTCTAATCTATCTTGTAACCAGCGAGTAGTAGCTTTATTATCATTTCTGTAGGTATACTGAATACCTCTTTCGTTATCAAAAAATGTAAATAGATTTTTAATGTCGTGATCAGTTAATACACGAGTATTGCCGACAGCAGGAGCACCTTCGGACACTGCACCATTACCGATAAACAGCTCTTGATTATCAATGCTCCACCCAAATTCTCCACTGGCTAGTTGCGGGAAGTTTGTCTGCTTCGTTTGCCCGCGTCGTATTTGAATCTTACTAATCTGAATAACTGCCATTGGATATCTCCTGTATGAGATATTTATCTGAAACAGCGATTACAAATTGTAGTATTCTTCTACCTTAGCTAGCCATAAATCTTGATACTTGTTGAAGTCTTTAGGTTCTAGAGTAAATTGCTGGTATTGTAGATCTCTACTGCACATGAAGATAACACCTGTCCTAATGTCAGACTTATAAACCTCATTATGTGCTAATATATAAGCCATAAGTTGTAAATAATAATCTTCAACCCATTCTGCTTTTTTTGGCTTATTTGTTTGCTTGTAATCCATTACTGCCGGCTGCTCGTCGTACACTCCAACTAAGTCAGTTGTTCCGCTGTACAGCCCCGGAAAGTACAAACTTTGCTCCATTGCCCAAACTTCGTTTACCTTGCTCAAACCGTTTGCAATAATAACATCGGCCATTTTATTAGCTTGCACATGCACAGGATTGTTACCGGGTTGTCGTGCAATACCCGCGATGAATCGTTCTAGATTACCGTGCATTGCAGTGCCAACTCCGGATGCTTCGGTTACGATCTGTTGCGCCTTTTCGGCGCCGATACGCTTTTTCCATTCATTCAAGTGTGTCATGTCTTTAGTGGCACTAAGGATAGTTGTTACACTTGGAGTTTTGAGTCCGTCTGGTGTTAGGTAAACACGCTTACGAGTGACAGGATCGTTTATTTGTTTACAGCTTTGGTACTGATGTTTTTCGACAAAAGGAGGAGGGTTAATTGTTATTGTAGAGCTCATTGTTCATTATACAACAAACAATGAGCAAATACAACAATTATTTTAGAGTATCTTGCGCCGCAGAGTGCGCCATTGAATCTACGGATTTTCCAGCATTTGCGGGTTGTATACCCATCGGCTGTTCCGGACTTGCTACTTGAGTTTTAAGGATAATACCGTCTGGTACAATATCTTGGATAAGGTTACCGTCTGGATCAATATTATCTTTAACTTTATCCATCATGGCTTGATTAACTTCGCCGTACCCTTGTAGTCTATTGTTAATATCGGACCACAATACTTTACTTGTAGTTCTTTTGTTATCAGCTTGACCTTGCATAACTTTTAAGACATTTGCAAGGTCATCCTGAAATTGATTGCCAGCAACTTCAAATAAACGCATTATGAACCTAGCATTCTCATTAATCGATTGCCCTTTTCGATGTGCTCGCGCATTGCACGACCAGTTGTGTCAGGGCCGCCTGATGCTGCATCGCTTGCTGCGAACTCGTCTTCTGCTGATGGATTCATTGCATCCATGCTTGCATCCATTTCTGGATCTGCCATTCCAACATCACCGACATCTTGGCTCATGTCCTGCCCCATTTGTTCTTCAGCAGGAGCTTCACCTGCTAGAACAGCAACAGCATTGTTAATTTCTTCGCGAGCAGTTGTTAATGAGTTTAATGCACCTTCAAGTGCTTGACCGACAGCTTGCTTAAATGTTTCAGCTTCTTGCATACCAAAGTTAGCACGAATATTATCTGCTAATTCAATCATACTCTTTGTTTGATAGTTACCAACACGTTGCATCCAACTTGTAAAGTCGTTAACCATATCAGCTGCTGCTGTAATGGACTTAGCTTTACCTTCTTCATCTTCTGCAACAAAACGGCGTAGACCTTCGTTAATGAAGTTTGCATATGCAAGGTGCATCATTTCACTTTCTTTAACAGACTTCTTTGCACGAAGCTTCTTAAAGTCGCTCTTTTCTAGCTTGCCGTCTTTGTCAGCATCTAACTTCTTCTGCTTACCTTTTAAGGCTTCGGATACATCACCTGTGCCGTCATCTTTCTCAGCACCGTGGTTGCTACTATGCTTTGTAACATTACCCTTCCATGCTGGAAGTTTGATATCGTTTGCTTTGCTTGCTTTCTTTTCAGCAGCTGACTTTGCAGCCTTGGACTTTGCAGGAGCTTGATCTTGTGTCTCGCCATCCCACTTGTTGCCGTAACCTTTTGAACCTGCTTTATGTACAACGCCAGTAGCAGTACGGGTAGCGTGGCCGCCGGAAGATGTCTTTATAGTTGCAGGTGCTGCTTCGGTTGTTTTTTTATTTTTCATTTTGTTTCCTGATTGGTTAATGTCTTCGGCGTACTTACCTGTTTTAGCCATTATTTTTTTATCTGCTTTTTGTGCGCCGGTGATATGTTTTATTTTTTTATCATCTGGAGTTGAATCATCGCGTGATGCTGCCCTAGCATCTTTACGAAATTTATCTAACTTTTTAACAGATAGTTCAGCTAATTTACTTTCGCCTAGCATCTCTTTAATCTTAGTGTTTAGTACACCAAGCATAAACTTGTCACGCTGATAACTTTCATTAGAAAGTAAATCGTTGAAGTTGGCACTTGATTCAACAGTACCGGTCTTTGTACGCAATAAATTACGCGCATTTTCCAACTGCTCACGTGTGTACTTCTCAAAGTTAATTTTTACATTAAACTGTTTGTACATATTCTCATTTAATTGAGCGGCAGTAACCGGACGATTCATTTCGGTAGATTTCATATTGGTTTCCAAAAAACGTTTAATGTATTTATGTTAAACTTCTTAGTTTAGCAAACCTAGAATCTATAGGTCGTTTATAGTATAGCATCTGTTCTTGGGCAAGATCAATCCTGCTAATATTATAGTCGGCTTTATCGTAATCTTTCTTTTTTAGAGCACTAGCTACATGAATTTGGCATGCTTGTACATCGAATGCCTTGTATCCGTACCATTTATCACTAGTTAATAACTTTAGATCAACTGCTCGACCTAATGCTAAATCGTTAGCAATCACAGCCGCTGTTTGGGCTAAGTTGATAGGGCCCGCAACATCGTACCCTAATACGTGTCTAATCCAAAATGACGAATCGTGCTTTGTAATTATAAAGTCTCCCATTTGCACAGATCCATCTCTGTTTTTATGTGGGATCGCTAATCCTTTTTGTTTAAACTCTTGTTTAACTGTATTAGCTAGGCGTTCTATTTTTTCAAATAATTGTGGATTTATTTTTTGCATCTTTTTTAAGAATGATTCTGTTACTATCATTACTTATTTCATATACGCCCTTGCGTACTAGATTACGAGCCACTACTTCTTCACGATCGTGTAAGTTGTCTATTGAGATCTCGTTATGATGCTGGTCAATGAAGGTTTGTTCTTCATTAGTGATGATGATGGAAGGTCCACCTAAAAGTTGATGTATTTTCATTACGTTAGATCTTGGGGGTCAACGGTTACAGGATAACCTAACTGATTTCTAGTATCTAGCTTAATCCCTTTGGACCCAGCAGGTGATTGCATTACTGTTGCTTGCCCAAGTTTTTCGCCCGGCTTTGGCAATGCTTTTTGTATAGCTTGTGGGTCGTTAGTCTGCCCAGTTCCTATAACTTTATTGGTAAATGCCTGTGTCTGTTGAGGATTCATTCCTAACCGTTTTGCCATTACCGCGGCATCGTTACGTAACTGATCTTGTTGTGGGTTAGGTTGTGCCTGTTGAGTATTAGGTTGCACTGGTTGGCCTGCAGGAGCCGGCTCCTGCCCCATTTGATCTTCGGGCTTGGGAATAGGTGCTGTACTGCTGCCTGTAGTACCTACAGTAGACGACGATTGACTTGGTTGTGCAGCCTGTCCTGCAGGTGTCACTTGTTGTATTGGTTTGGTAGCAGTTACTGGTTTTGGTGCAGTAACAGTTTTCGGTTGAGTAGTTGCACCGGACATGCCGGATACTCCCGAAGCTGCACCTGTACCACCTACAGGTTGCGGAACATTTGCTTCTTTTACAAACTCAGTAAATCTCATTTTTATTTGGTTAATATAACAACAAGAGTTGATAACACACCTGCAACTACTGTGCCAGCGGTGCCAATTAGTACCTTAATCATACTAAGATGACTCTTCTCAATTGTATCTTGCAATGTGCTTACTTTAGTTTCGATCTTTGTAAGGCGGTCATCTAAATGCTGAAAACGATAGGCACATAACTCTACGTGTGCTTCAAGGTTTTCTTTTTCAATGTCTGTTGGTCCGGCCATAAAATCATCTCCAGGAAATTTGTTTATCTTATACTGTCGCGGTCTATATTGCCTTAACCACTGTGTTCATGTATTTCTTATCAGATACATTAAACACTGCCCTTGGAGTATTTATTATCTCTGTAAGATTTATGCTATCACAAAGGTCTAGTATAATAGGAACTTGATCTAAGTCGGCCTTTAATAAACTAATGTCTGCAAATGTTCCTTCCCTATCGGGGCGAAATCTAAAAGTCCATACTGTATGCACACCTTTATATTCTGTGCCAAACCCTAAATTATCAATATTCTCAGTATTACTTATTGGGTTTTTATCGTATGTCATGATTGCTCGCATACCTATACATTGTAACAATGTGGTCCAGTTGCGAAACTGATCTAATTCTATTTGGGTGCCTTGATTGATTCGCCTAACTTCTGTGTTAGTAATATCAATAAGGGTTTTAATTTCAATAACGTCCATTATGTACCTATATATGATATTTATGTCAAAAGAAAAGGGAGTTAAAAACTCCCTTTTCTTAGTTAAAAATTAATTAAACTAATGTGATACCGCTGAATACAACTTCAGTAACTGTAGCTGTAACTGCTGTGAATGCTTCGATGTTTGACTTCAAAGTAGCTGCTGATGTATCAGCTGCATAGCCAGTGTTATCACCACGACCGTAGTAGTTACCACCGTCAACTACAACAACGAAACCTGCTGCTGTTGGAACACCAACTTGAACAAGCGATGCAACGTTTTCGATAGCGCGAACTGCACCTTCGAATACGCTGTTTGTAGCTGTAGCTGAATAGCCAATTGAAAAGTCGCCTTGTGTAGGGACAACTTTAAAAATACGTGGTTGATAACCACCGCGGAAGTCACCTGCTAATGAAGTGCCATGAATACGTGTAATTCCTGCTGTCATAATATTTCTCCTTGATCTCGTATGACTTGCTTCTCTCTGAAGCAATTTGTAAAAGTATTTATCACGATCTCAAAAAAACATCAATTAGTCGTCTTTTTTGGCGTCACCTTCTATAATACGTAGATTGCTTTTAAGGTCCTTTGAATCACGTAGCTTGCGGATACCTCGTGTAAACTTAGCAGGATCCGCACCCTTAATCGAATTTATAAATCGTCTCTCTAACTCATATGCCAACTCTGGCTCAAAGTTTTCGCGGATCAATGTTAATAAATTGATAGCACTGTTGATGACGTGGACCGCACGGCTTTCAACTACAGTTTCGGTATCTTTCTTAACTGCTATGTCGTTCAGCTCTTCGAGCAGGCTACGAGTATGTCTTTTCACGGGGTCTTTCCTTTTTTGTATTTATTGTATGTAACAGTATAGCATATCATTTGGATAGTGAGCAAACACTAAAAATGGACTTGACTTATGTTGCAGTGCAAGGTATAATAAGTATAAATAAACATATCAGTAGAAACCATGAGTCTATACTAACCAAAGGAAAACACATAATGTTATTGAAATTTGCCAAATATCTCTTAAAAAGAGAACAAAAGATCCCAGAAACTTATCTACGTATGGTTCGTGCTGAATACCGTTCAGTTCCGCTTGACTATGTAGAGTACTTTTTAGCCCAAAACAAACGTTTACCATCACCTCAGGAGTTATTAAATGCTATCTAATCTATTAGAAAGAGTAAAGAGCGCCTTTAAACCCGTATCTGAACAAGAACGCATTGACGCTTATATTGCCGAAAAACAACCTACTAACGTATGCGATGTTGAATATTGGCTTAATGAATACGACCGTAGACAACACCGTGCTCGCTCGTCTAACTTTGACTATAGGGTTTAAATATGAAAACTATGCTATCTAAATTTTTGTTTACAATTAAGGATGTATTTGGTTTTTTAGCGTATTTGACCAGATACCGATTGCTGCAAGCAAAGAAGAACAATTACCCCCGCTGGTTTTAAATATGAATAATCACACATACACACTCACAATCGATACTCGGCAAAAAGAATTAATCGTTAAAGCATTAGAAGCTTACGGACAGTATCACTTAGGACAGCGCCTTGATGAGCAATCAATCGCAAAGAAGTTGGCACCGAGATTAAGGAAGCTGGCGAAAAACTTTAAAGAAATCGCGTTAACTGTTACACTATAGACAGTATAATAAATATAGACGCAGCAATACTGCTGTACACAGTCATACACACAGGAGAATAAAAATGACAAACACACTTAAACTACCGGAAGTAAAATTTAACAAAAACGGATACGAAATTCGTACTGACATCTTAGCAATGGCTAAGGGGCTTGTTACTGAAGACTTTCATGCAAAGTTGCAAGGATGGGAATTAACTGCAACACGCAATGAAAAGACAGGACAACTTATTAGTACTATTGCTATGCCAGAGTTTCCGGGTCTAGATAAGATTCTAGAAACTGCGGAAAAAATGTATAAGTTTGTTGAAAACGCAAAGTCTACTCGTTAAACAACGCTAATCGTGACAAAGCGCCCTAGGGCGCTTTTCTTATGAGTGTCCAGCTTACTTAATACTGGAACCACTACGCGGGTTAGTGCAATTGCGCGGACGCCTGTGGAAGACCAGCTTTCGCTCTCTCCCTACCGTTGACGACAAACGGACCTAAGGTGGTTAGGTAAGTCTCCTTCTTCCTTCTTTTGAAGAAGTTGAGACAAGTTCTTGTTGTTCGATCGGAATAGTCTTATCTTCTTTTTCTGGAGTAACTTGTTCCGGTTCCCACCATATGCCTGCTACTCCGCAGCCAGCACGCGACAACCCTTCTACAAACCCGTTAAACAGGACTGTAAGGATTTCTGAAACGGTCGTAACCGTCATCTTCAGGATAGACAGGATATTCATTGTTACTCATTTATAGTCCGGGCCACTTAGCTAAATTAGGTATAGTGGTTTTAATAGTAGTGCTCGTTGCTTTAGGCATAAACTTTAGTCCGGTAGCTTTTTCCACTGCATCGACTGTAGTTGCATACTTTGGTAAGTCTTTTACTACTAGTTCTGTATTTGGCATTAAGAATGCAATTGCAATATTATCAGTTTTGTTAAAAACTACTTTAAATAATCTAGTAGGAACACCAACACCTGCTCCTATTGTCTTGTATCCCTTGTCATATATAGGACCACTCGATACATAAATGTCTTTTCCGCCAATAACCCATTTACGTACTTGGGTTTCTAGTTGCTTCCAGATACCACGGTTATTATTAGGCACTTGTGGTACCATATTTGCAAGTGTGAAGCTTTCGCTCATGATAGCATCAGATTGTGTATTATCATCCGCAGGCACCATATGACCACGATCATATGTTAGATCATAGTCCGATAAATGTGCGCTGTATTGAGATGGAATACTAGCATCTGCATGGAAATTATCCTTACGCTTTGCCGGTCCGGTGAACACTGCCTTAGTAGGATGCTCTACAACATATTCAGGAGTCTTTGTTGTATAGTTGTATCGAATAGCATAGTTCATCTTGCAAAGGTATTGTCCCTTGCTATCTGCAAGTGTACTAACTGGAGCACCTTGATAGGTAAACTGTGGGCACTTGTCATCAATGGGATTAGCCCAAGCTAACATAGGTGCTAATAATGAGATTAGTAATAGTTTTTTCATAGTAATATTTAGCTAGCAATATATTGTATGGTGCCGGAAATAATTGCTGTTCCGCCCAGATCCGATGCTTGTATTTGACGATAAGAAATAGTACCAGCAACCACAATGTTTCCGAATATAGGAATTGATGTTGCAGTAGTAACACTACCCATAATATCCACAGCATTTTGTGACGAAAGTGTTCTAGTGGTAATTTTTAGAGCACCTGCTAGCGATTTTGGTAATCCGGTCATTGTTAGGCTAAAGGCGCCAGCTGCTGTGCCAAGGCTGCTAATAGCTATGTCAAATGTTGCGATTACTAATTTTCCAACTTGTGTGTAATACCCCACACGAGTAGTGTAGGTTTGAGTGCCTTGGACTGTTCCAAATGTTAAAGTTGGAGTCCAATTAAGTGTAGTACCTCCGCTATAATTAGTAGCAGTTACTATTGAAGCAACCATTAAATTAGTTAATGTACCTACGCTAGTTATAGCAGGTTGCTCCGGAGTAGTAACCGTTCCTGCAGTTTGTGCATTTGTTGCATTTGCGACTAGCGTATTAGTATTAAAGGAGTTAGCAAACCCGCTGACATCTGCAAATGCTGCGTGAGTAGCAGTTCCCGCAAATTTAGCATAGGTTGCAGTGTTTGAAAAATCAGTAACTGAATGGATTTCAATTGTAGCTGCAACTCCGCCCGGTGTAATTCCGTCGCTGATACGTATTGCTCCAGTTTCTTCGTTATAGAACATACGCCCCACTTCGCCAATAAAAGCAGTAGGGTCAGTTTGTACTCTACTAGTAAAAAACTTCTGAGTAGTTGCCATTAAGAATCTAGTGGTTCGTCGCTAGCTGCTTCGTCTGCGACTACAGGATTAAGGCCTGCCATCTTTTTCATACGTGCCATCTCGCCGGCTCCGGAATCGTATATACTATCTACATCAACTGCTTTCTTTAGTAATTCAATTTTAGTCTGAAGAGGAGGAACAAATTTTTCGGAACGACTCTTATCTATATTTGGCGTATTAATTGTGTTCAGTGATGCTGCGTTTTGTTGTGTTAAATCTAATAGATCACCGTCGGCTGAATCAACTATATCTGCAAGTGCTCTTAAAATTTCCGATAATTTCATATAATTCCTGATCTGTTATGTATATTTACCAAGTCATTACAATAACTAAACCGGCACCGCCTAACCCACCAACTCCGCCAGTTCCTGGGTTAAAGGCTGCACCCCCGCCACCACCGGCACCGCCTCCAAATCCGCCTGCTCCTCCAGCGCCACCAGTTCCGCCCGATAGTGTAGTTGCGCCGCCGCCGCCGCCGCCTGAGCCGCCTGTAGTTGAGTTACCGTTTGCTCCTGCACCGCCTGCGCCGCCGTTTGCTGCGGCTAATCCGTTAGTGCCGGCAACGCCACCGCCCCCGGTTGAATACTTACCCGACCCGCCTCCGTCGCCTGCCGCTAGGGCTGCCGGAACTGCCGAGTGACATCCGCCTGAGCCGCCTCCACCGCCACCATATAATGATGATCCGGCAAATGCACCACCTGCCGAAGTTGCCGGTTGTCCTGCACCACCTGCTCCTCCAAATTCAGAACATGTTGTAGCGTTAACAGCATTCGCAGTTGCGGTAACAACACTTGTTGCTCCTGTACCACCAGCAGCTCCCGTAGCCACCGCAGTTCCCGGAAATCCGCCTACTCCAGCGGTAGTTGACCCACTTGTTCCTGCTGTTGCTGTGCCTCCACCGCCACCTCCACCACAAGCTGCCGCAGTAATTGCCCCAGGTCCGCCTCCACCGCCACCATAAGAAATTGTATATGCACCAAATGAGCTACTACCGCCAATGCCGCCTGCACCGCCTGCGGTACCTGTAGCACCTGCTGTGCCCGCAGCACCACCTTGCCCCACAGTTACCGTAACTGATGCAGGTAAATCGGCTGCGTTAAATGTTTCTCTTGCAAATGCTCCACCTCCGCCACCGCCACCGCCATGGCTTGCAATTGCAGTGCCTAAAGAAGAGCCACCGCCGCCGCCACCGCCGGCACCCCATACCTTAACATGCACAACAGATGGAGTAAATGTTGTAGGTTTGTTCCATGTAGATGCACCGGCTGTAGAGTATATTTGAATATCTCTAGGAGTTGAATAGCCTTGAGTAACAGGAGTTCCTGCACTATTCAACCGTGTAAAATTATCTCCTTCATATACAATACTTTCAAACTGGAGCAATGTTCCGGACCATAATGTAGAAACATTTGTGCCGTCAGTGTGTTGAATCTGCATTGCATTTGTTGCTCCTCCATTATACACAATAATAGACTTAACATTTCGTTGAGTGCTTGCTGCTGGTGCGGGAATGATATCAGTAGTTACTGCACCTGTGACAACTGGTGTTACCGTGCGGCCGGCAATTACTGAAGTAGTTGAATTGTCTACCCATGTAGAGTATATGTCAACATTACCTGCTGTGCCGGTAATCAGTTGGATCTTATCCAATGTTGTAGTTAATAATAGCATGTGATTCTCTTAAAAATAAAATAAATTCTGTAAGTAAGCAGTAGTCGGATTCAGTGCTCCTCCTACAATACTAGTAGCGGTAACTGCATACCCAACTAGTAGTGTTGATGTATTAGCAATCGAATACGCAATTGCTGCATAAGTTGAGGTGGTTGCATCAACTGCATATCCTACCTGTAGCGTTGACGTATTAGCAATCGAATACGCAATTGCTGCATAAGTTGAAGTAGTTGCATTAACTGCATTAGTTACTAGTGTGCTTGTGTTAAAAGATAATGCATACGATGTTGTTGTTGCGTAACCAACTTGTGTAGTTGATGTATTAGCAAGTGAGTATGCAATAGCAGAAGATGTCGCAGTTGACACTATAGTTGCAGTACTCACTAATTCAAATCCACCAACTGATAATTTAGAATTAGGAAGAACTGATATTAAAACACCACCAATATCAATTGTGCCGCTTGATATGTACAACGTTCTAAATCTGTTAGTGGCAGAGCCTAGGTCGTAACTAATGTTGGTATCTGGAATTAGGCTCGAACGAACAGTGATATCTGTAGAGGAATTTAGTCCAATTTTGTTAGCAACGTCTGCATTTGCAACTAATGTCCCGGTGTTAAAACTATATGCATACGATGCATATGTTGATGTACCTGTTAAATTTCCAATAAAAGTCGGAGCAGTAATTGTGTTTGTAGTTACTGATCCTCTATTTGTAATAGATTGTAAATTTGAAGTGTTCCAAACAGTTACATTACCTGATGCTGTTGAAATTGCAGTATCTGTTCCTGCGGTTATTGTGCTTACACCGTATGATGCTAATACCGCTGAAGTGAGGTATCCTACGTCGTTTGTTAATGAGCTTAATGCGTATAAAGTGGCGGTGGTCCATACATGAGCAGGGCCGGCTATTCCACCTAAACTTACAACTTGACTTGCTGTATTTTTATAATAAATCGCGCCATCAGCATAGTTTAGGGCCATTTCGCCATATGCTAAGTCGGTCGATAAGGGGATCTTTCCAGAAACGGAAGACCGCTTGAATTTAATAACTGACATTTAATTTCCTAAAAAGGAATAACGGGGATAAAAATCCCCGTGTACTTCTATATTACTATTACTTAGTACGTTCCGCCATCAATGTCGCCATAAACGAGCGCGTTACTGGTAGTGTTAACTTGAAGAATCTGACCAGCAGTTCCCATTGCTAATTTACCTAATGGACCACTTACTGTACCGTAAAGTAAATCGTAAGCAGCATAGCTAGTTACACCAGTTCCACCGTATTGTGCAGCAATTGTAGTTGCTGTCCAAGTACCTACTGCAACTGTTCCTACTGTAGTGATACTTGTTTGACCGACATAAGTTGCGGCAATATCTACTGTTGTTCCAGCAACTGTAATTCTACCAGCAGTACCACCAACGCTTAATACGCCGGCTGCATAATTTAAACCAGCACCTGCAACAGTAGATGCCAACTGGATAGATGTTCCAACGGTAATACCGTTTGTTCCGGTTGCAGCAAATGTATTACCGGTTAGGGTTAACCCGTTGCCTGCTAGGTACGACCCAGCACCGGAGAACTGTGTAAATGTAACAGCATCTGTACCAAATACAAGTGATAATCCTACACCTGTTCCTAAAGCAGATTCTACCCAACCTGTGGAAGCCTGAGTTGTACCTGCTTCCACGAATAAGAATGTACCAGCAGTTGCTTCTCCTACTGGACTATTATCATAGTCTGTAGTACGAGTTAGCACCCATGGACTACCAACTGACGTAACTGCATATATACCGTTTTGGATAGAAGAAGCTTGATTTTTAACTAAGATTCTATCACCAATTGATGCAGTGTATCCATCTATTGTTGGTAAAGTTACTGGGGACGATGCAGTAAGTGTTGCGCCAACGCCGGCTGTACCGTTTGCGTAAGTAGCACTTAATGCCGCTGTAGTAGCAGCTACAACCGCTGACTTTACTGTCAAACCAGTTGCTACTGAATCAACATACGACTTATTAGCAGCATCTGTTGAAGTAGTCGGTGTTGCAACGCTTGTAAGTCTTGCGGCGTTGAAATCAACTGTGCCAGTACCGTTAGGTGCAAGGATAATGTTACCATTAGTATTTGTTGAACTAATAGTGTTACCAGTTACTCGCAAGTTACCAATATCGACTTGAGTTAATCCAGCAAGTGTTGTAGAACTTGCACCTAATGCAAGTTGTGTAGTACCAATAGTAACGGTGCTGTTAGCTAAGTTAGCATTTGTGATACCAGCAGTACCGCTCAAGTTTGCATTTGTTAACCCACTGATAGTATTTGAACCGGCAGCGATTGTCTTGTTGGTAATAACTTGTGCAGTACTTGTAGTTGCAACGGTATTATCAATTGCAATTGTTACTCCAGCAGCGCCGGTGTAGCTTGCGCCACTTAAACCAGTTCCGATTGTTAACGCATTTAGTGTTCCACCTAGTGCAACTCCGCTAATTGTGCTGCTAGTTAACGCACTGTTAGGAATGTTACTGAATGTGTTAGAAGCACCGGATATCGTCTTGTTGGTAAATGTCTGTGCAGTGCTAGTTGTAGCAACAGTACCATCGATGCTAATAGTAGTTGCAGTAGATCCATTAAAGGTGCTACCTGTTAAGCCAGTACCAATTGTTAATGTTTGAGTAGTTGCAACATTAACACTTGCACCCAATGCAACGTTAACGCCGTTAATTGTAACGCTCGAGTTTGCAAGCTGTGCATTAGAAATAGTACCATTTGTGATACTAACTGCACCGTTACTCACTGTAAAGTTTGCAGACGCAAAAGATGCAACACCTAATACTGTGTTAGTTGCAGTCGCTACCGAAACGGTAAGTGTTTGTCCACTTGAAGTAGTAACAACGTTTGTTCCACCGACAATACTTAATGTTTGTGTTAATAGATTAATTGTTCCGGTGTTAAGTGTATTATTACCCTGGAATAATAAACTTGCCGCACCCGGTGCCCACGAAGTTGCACCTGCACCGTTTGTTGTTAAAACATATCCGGCGGTACCTACTACAGCAGGCAATGTGTATAAGTTGTTGATACTTATTAAGCCTGTGCCATTCGGGCTCAATACTATGTTACCATTAGTAGCTGTTGAGCTAATTGTATTGCCAGTTAGTTGTAAGTTACCAACTAACCACTTATCGATTGTACCAGTTGCACTTAGAATAGGAACGCTTGTCGCATTTGTAACTAGCGTACCGGCAGTCCCAGCCATTAAGTCTGTGTAATACTTACCACCGATTATATAGTGGTTTGCAGCATTACCAGTAGTTTCAGTTCCAAAACCAATGTATAATCTATCACCACCGTTTGCGCCATTATTCGTTAAGCCCGAATATGCTAATTCACCATTAGCAAGCGTACCTGGATTGCCTGTAACGGCCGATCGTTTAATTCTAATTGTTGTCATGTTATTATATATCTATTAAAATTCGCCTGCATCAATATTACTTTGTGCTGGTATAGTTAAGGTTGTCACCCATTGACTCGCTCCATCGTACACTAGTATCGAGCCTGCTTGCAAATCTGCACTGTTTACATCCGGAATATCTATAAGTCTATTTATCTGGGTTCCGGTATCTCCCTTTGGTCCTGGGCTACCTGCTAGCCCAACAATCGGGACTCCGCCGACTGTTAATCCGTCACTCATTCGTAGATTGCCGGTATCTTCGTTGTAAAAAATCGTGCCTTTCTCGCCGATAAATTGCTCGGCAGTCAGCGTTACAACGCGACCGGACTGTATCTTACGAACAGTCATATTATTTTCTCTGTATTAGTTGTTTAATACGGGCTAATTCACTATTCAATCCATCATCTGGTCTTTGGCGAAGTCTTGGAATATTTTGCAATACTTTATTAGCTACATTACTAATAGGGATAGTTTGTTGCTGTTCTGGTGGGCGTGTGTTAGGATATCCCGGCGCAGGCTCGTTACCTACTTCGGGACTATTTTGGATTAATTTATCGATCACTGGACTTTCTTTGCCTAGTTCAGCCTTCTTTAATTCAATATCTTGTTGTAGAGGCGGCACCATGACTGGATTTTGATTTAGAGCAGGAGTATCGTCTGATTTTTGTCCTTGCCCCATATCAATTACAGGTTCGCCGTCACCATTAATCCTAATGTTGATCGGAATATTAATTGTAAATTCACGAGATCGCATAGTGATCCTTATGCTACTGGTGTAATAGAAATTATTCCACCAGTGCCTGCCTGAAGAACGCTTACATAGTTAGTAAGTGTGCCTGCATCTAGCTTAAAATGCTCTGATGTATTTGCAGGTATCAATACTCCGGTTCCTGCGGTGGCAACAACTCCAAAAGTAACAAACGCCGGTTGAGTGTTTGTAGCAATTCTAACCTTGACTGCTGGTAATCTTTGGTATAATAACCCGTTGTAGGTACCAATTTCGTTAGTAACTGGATTTACTGTTTGAGCAGTTCCGCTCATTGTTAGAACTGTTGAAGTTCCGATTGTTTTTGTTAACATATTTTCCTTTTAGATAAGACCTGTATTGTTCTTATACTTTGTTATTTATAGATTGGCTATCAATGTTTGGAAATCCGCAAACGACACGCTTGCTGCTACTACTGCCTTTAATACTGCAAGATTTACAGTTTGTGTTCCTGTGCTTGCTGTAGTTTGTATCGTACCATCTGGGAATACCAATTCACCGATTGTGTTAAGTGCGATGGTATAGGTGCCGTTAACTAATGTCGATGTAGTAGCATGTACTACATATTGATTTACCGTGCTCGATGTTAAGTACCCTGCCTGAGCCCACGGAGTACCGAATACATAGCTAGCCAGTATATTTGTTCCGCTGCTATCAGTAATTGTGCCGCCTATAGGTAAAATTAAACTACCGTCCACACCAAAATTCCAAGTATGGTGTGTACCTGTTGTAGGATTAATTGAAGTGATACTTATATTGCCTAGATGATTAACTAGGACATTTGTTTGTGTGGTACCTATTGCTAAATCGCCCCCTATACCTGCTGCTATATGAATACGAGGATCTAATGCATTTGCAGTATCTGGATAGATATTTAAGAATTGACCCGATTGCTGGAAGCTGCCACCGAATACCGGATTATTAATATCGTACACACCATTATTCGGAATTAATTGAATAAGATTATACGGATACGCAGGATCTAAGTTATTCCCCCCAACAATTCCTACGCTGGCATCAAATACAAGTAGTCCTGTACTGACTGCAGGACCTTGCGGCCCCACAGGACCTATTGTTCCTGGATTCGCTAAAATTTGTTCTATAACATAACTTTGAGTAGCAAGGCTAGTACTTGTTGTCGACGAAGTTATCGAGCCGATTACTATTGTATTACTTGCGGTATCTATAGTTAAAGGAAAGCCACTGATTACAATAGAGTTAATAGAAGCACTATTAGCATATACTGTATTAAAGGTAGCAGTGTTAACATACAGACTCTTCCAGTGTTTAGTAAGAGATCCCAGGCTATAAGTTACATCTAGATTTGGAAGGATATCTCCTTTTATCGACGAAATATCCGCAGAAGTTACGGTATTTAGGAAACTAAAGTTTGCATTTATTTTATTAAATGCAGTTCTTAATGTGTCGCCATTCCCTTTGTTCGGGCTTGTTCCGGTGTTTACATAGTTAATGGACATTATCTAATTCCTGCTAGTTTTTTAATATGATCTAGATCGTGTTGCTCTGGTAACACCTGTTCAGGCTCTGCCGTTTCTCGAACTTCTTGGAACGGAATACCTAAGATAAAGTTACGTATGAATGTCATACTAGTATCGGGACGCTCGATCTGTATTTCTTCAGATCGTGAGGTTTTTATCGCTTTTGCGTCTAGTGCGACTTCTTTTAATAAGGGTTTTTCTGGGAGCATAGTGCTATTTATAGAAATAGCACAGTTGAATCTATGTTACTATTTGAGAGGATAACCAATGATCTATATGGGTGATAGGGGACCATACCATATGAGATTGGGTGTATTCTAAATTAGCTTTTGTTGAATGTGCATATCCTGGCAACTCGGGTTCAGTAGTGTAATCACACGGAAACATGCTAATTAGATTCTTTAAAGAGTGTGACTTTCCTGTTCCAATATCTAATGTAACATTTATTGGACGTTGTATGCATACTTCCATTAATGCACGAGCAGTATCACTAACATGTATAAAATCTCTACTTTGGCTACCATCACCTCGTAGAAGTAAAGGAGTGCCGCCCTTGTATGCATTGATCCAGCGATTGATAACAAGCCCGCTAGGATCGTCCTCACCGTAGTTTGTAAAGATACGTAAGATAGTGTATTGCATGCCCATACCTCGAGAATGCATTTTGATGCTTTCCTCGCATGCTAATTTAGTCCAAGAGTACGGGTTAAGTGGTCCTTCTCCGTCTCCGTATACACTGCTTGAGCTTGCAAACACTAAATGCTTTTGATGCTCTGCACAGATGCGAGCAAGTTGATCCGTAACGCCTACATTATTGTCACGGTATCTATTAGAATCAGTCCAACTTGCGGGTATTCTAGGAGTCGCTGCAAGATGCACTACAATGTCACATTCATCGATTACCTCCAAAATATCCTTCATACTTGGCCCAAGCCAATGTCCGTCCAGTCTATCAACTCCTGCCCACGGAATGTTGTAAATATCTAACAGTTTGGTAAAGTTTTTACCAATCCACCCCCGGTTCCCCGTAATTAAAAGCTTGCTCATATACATTAATTATAGTATAATAATTGTATCTATGCAACTATAAATATAGAAAAAGAGAGAAATCATGTCAGCCTGTTTACTACTAAATTCAGACGCAAGCCCAGTGTCATTACTGCCACTTAGTGCCATCTCATGGCAGGACGCGATCCAGTATCTAGTATCGGATAAAGTTGTCGTGTTGGAATGGCACGAAGACTGGATCGTCCACAGTGCAAACTGGCAAACTCGTGTTCCTTCTGTTATCATGCTGAAGAAATACTACAAGAAGAAGTCATACGTTCGCTACAGTAAGCAAAACGTATTCCTTCGTGACGGATATGTTTGCCAATACTGCCACACACCAGTGACTCGCAAGACTGCAACGTTAGACCACGTTGTGCCTGTTAGTCACGACGGTAAGAGCACATGGGAAAACTCTACTACTTCTTGCGGCCCTTGCAACAGCAACAAAGGTAACAACAAGAAGATTATTCCAAAGGCTAAGCCATACAAGGCTTCCTACTGGGAACTCGTAGAAAAGCGAAAGGTGATGAAGTTTGATCTTCAATACCCTAGCTGGGAACAGTATTTGGGATAAAAAGGAGCAGAAATGCTCCTTTTATTTTGACCGATAAGTTACTCGGCCCTTTGTTAAGTCATACGTGCTAACTTCTAGTTTAACCTTGTCGCCTAACAAGATTTGAATGCGGTTCTGGCGCATTCTACCACTTACAACTGCTGTCACTAAATGACTTTCAGTTATCCTTACCCTAAACATTGCGTTCGGGAGGCATTCTTCTACTACACCGTCCAATTCAAGGACATCGCTTTTATTAGCCACGTTGCTTACTATCTCCTAGTTTATGTTGTTGGAAGCCTTTCTTCCATATTTCTTTTATTATAGTCATACTTACCTGATCTGGGTGATTAGGTGAACAATCAGCACCGTTTGCAGTCTCTGCTACCTCTGCCACCCAATGTGTAGCCCACAGCTTATACTTATTACGGATATATCGGCCCAAACCTGTATGATAGTGAGTAAGTGTGCCGCTGCCCCATCCTGACATAAAGAACTCGTTGAGAGCTTCAACTGACATTCCTTTGTGCATTTCAGTATGTACTTCTTCTGCCATTTCGTCTAGTGTCATTATTCTCTTCCGTATAAGGCATCGCCTAGCTGTTGTTCAAGCGATTCGATTTGTCGTTCATAACTATCGCGTACTTTGTCTAACTCATCTTCTACACAAGATAGTTCTTCTTGTAGGTATGTAATTTGCCCACGCAATTTATTGTTCTCTTGCTGTAGTTCAAATATTTTTTCACCATGCTCATCGTCTTCCATTGGAAATTCTTCGATCATTATTCTACTCCGTAGTCTTTCTTTATTTTCCAGATTGCAAAATCTAGATCCCCAGTTTCCAGTTGCTTTAGACAATCGCGCACAATTAATTCTACAAGACGTTGTTCGAAAACGGCGGCAGAAAATAACTCCGGCACCAGGCTGTGATTCATTCGATCTCTTGCGTATTGTTTTGCTTGTTCAACAAATGCTTTGCCTTTAAGTTCGTCGGTCATTTTCTATCCCAATCTTGATCAGTTGTCCAATGCTTACCACAGTCAGGACAGACGTGGTCTGTCCAATAGCAGTCATCACTTCTATCCCAATTCCCAGTGTTTGCGCCGTTCTTGTGTGTTGCGTTGAAGTGAGGACACATATCTTGCAACCCGCCTAGCCCTGCTTGCCAACGTTTCAGATGTTTTTCGATTTGTTCGCGCCGCTTGTTAATTTGTGCCGGTGTCATCGTATTCCTTAATTAACGCTCTAACATACCAAGTCTTTAATCCCTTGCGGCCTTGGCCTGGTTGTTCTTGCGGGACCCATATAGTGTCATCACCATCTCGCTCTGCTTCTGCTAACAGTGCCTTTAGCTCGGGCATCTCAAATCCTTTAAAGAATTCGAACGATGATTGATTGCTAAAGTATGGATAAATTGCTCGCTTGCTAACACCGGTAAAGCTATTGCTATTGCCGCCCCAGCCCCAGTATCCGTCAAATGCACCCATTAGTCTTCTCCGCAGTTACAATCGCCTGTGCCGAAACAATACTTTGCGCCGCAGCGAGGACAGCCAGTATGCAGCTCGCAGCCCAGGTCATCTATACATTGATAGTACTCTAGTGTGCCAACAGGGCCGCCAAATTGCATTGCTACAGCAGTAGTGGACCATCCTTTATCGAGCAATATCATTGCAGCTTCTTTTTCAGTAGGTGTCATGCTTCTTCCTTTTGATAGCCTAGAGTCCTATACATATGCATAGTTGCAACAGGACCTAACGCCTTAAGCTCTCTTAGAAGCTTATCAGTCTGGTATTCAGTCCACTCTTTTACAATAGTGTTATTGCGTTCACTTCGGGTAACATCTGCTACAAAGCCGTCGATAGAATCATACTTCACAGCTTTCTTAATCCAGGCAAAATTCACAACCATGTGCTTAGAGTAGTCAAACTCCCAAGTGCCGTCGTTGTTTTCTTTCTTGGCGTACAGTTCTTCTTTTCGGTTAAAAGAGTTTGGGCCACCCATGCAACTTAACACAGTGTAGCTATCATTCTTTTGATCCGCAGATACTATAATAAAGTAAGGGCAATAACACCGTTCCAACCAGAAGTCTCCGGGCTGTGGATCTTGAAATGCTAAGATATTCAATTCTTTGTAAGGATCTGCGATTTTCATTCTTCAATTCCAAAGTATTCGGTAGTATTAGTAATAGCAACATCTATCATACTGTGCTCGATAAACTCCACGGACATCTTGCCCATGCATTCTTCAATGAGCAACTTGGCAAATTTTTCCAAGTTGTCAGCAAACTCTTCATCTGCATGTTTTTCAATATGCCTAATATCAATGCCGGCACTGGCTGCAAGTTTTCTAGTTCGAACGTTCATTTTGTAGGTCTTCGAGTGTCATACCATTAACCTTGAGTTAGGGTGTTTGTTGTGTTCAACATGATCTTCAAGTGTTCGATTAACACACAGCCCACCATCATATAACATAGGTTGTCCAAACCAGGACATTAGGTCGTGATAACCTAACGCTGCTCTAATAAATTCAATATTCACCGAACACCTCTCTGCAATACGCTTCGTACGAAGCTTGCGCTTCTTCTTGTTGCCTGCACATTTCATTATACGCTTTTCCACACTCGGGATTGTTGCACATAGCGACTGATAATCCGTAGTGCCAGTGCAATCCCGTTTCGGCCTTGCATCCCCAGCATCGCCATGTAGGCTTACCGTGCTTACGGTTAATGCCTTCTGGAGATAGGTCATCAGTCACGGAGTATCTCCCGCACCTGTTGCTTGTAGTCGTTGTAGTTCGGCAACAGCATCTTCATAGTGATCAACAATCAAGATTTGCCCTGCGAAGATTTTCGTTTTCTGCAATCAAATCGCGCAGTAAATCCTGAATCTCTAAGTTTGTAAACTTAATAGGATCGGCCATTATAGTACGGGCAGTCGCTATCAGAGTCATGCTTTCACCAAATAAGAACGTGCGTGTGATCTGTTTGTGTGCATACGCTTTTGCTTTAGGAATCCAACACGGATTAGTTTCTTCAAATCAGAATCTTCTTTAACCTGAGGACGATACTTTGTGTTAACACAGTACCTTCCCTCAGGATTTGCAGTAAACCAATCTTTAATGAACTTACGGCGTTCTTTGCCGTAAGCCATCATTGGTACATACAACCAACTTGTTTCAATCATATTTTCTGTCCGGCAACAAATCCGCGGAAGCGAAGAAAGCGAGGGAATCTCAAACTGTAGGTTCCGTCTTGGTTTTGGGTAATTGCGTCAGCTCGGACTTCAACAATTTGTCCGGGTAGGGTGTTGCGACTATTCCAGAATTCAATCCGCTGTTCATCAGTAAATCCGCTGCCAACGTTGACGGTAATGAGGACTCCATCATCTTCGCCGGAGCATACAAACGCGCCCAAGCGTCCGACATTTTTTCCAGTACCTTCTTCAACATCAATAATCTCCAATGAAACTTCGATAAACGGCTTTTGCTTCAACCATGCTACACTGCGCTTACATTCGTAAGGTGCATTAGGATCCTTGATCATAATTCCTTCAAGTCCTGCCTTTAGTGCATCTTTGTTGAATTGCTTGAACACTATCTGCCCTTCTTCAGTGTCCAAATCAACTTCGATTTGATCAACAACTACAATGCTACCGGCTTTATCAAATACAGGCTGCATGGACTTCAGCAACGCACTACGGCGCTTCTGTCCCATAACACTTTTGCCGTTCTGAAATTCGCTAAGTGGAATCATATCAAACAAGTTAAGAACAGAGTCAGTTGTTTGCACATCGCTCTTACGTTTAACTTGAGTCATTAACTTCTGGAAGGACGCACCTGTCATCTCGCCGTCCAGCACCCAGCTACGATCAAAGGCTGCAATGTTTGCTTCTAGTCCTGCCGTGATGTGTCCGAAGTTATCCAACGGTTGACCATTTCGAGTAAACTGTTGTACAGTGCGGCTTTCCATATTAATAACAGTTAAGCAACGTACACCGTCAAGCTTGCCGTCAAGGATCTTCTTACCCTTAACTTTCTTTTCGTGCTTTGCGCCATCGTGTGCAAGTTGGCATTCAAATACAGGGATAGCGAACTGTGGGTAGTTCTTTTCGCACACACGATTTACTGTAGACTCGCTCATACCGCAACGCAGGTCCTTAATAAGGATACGGCGGTACCAATCATTCCATTGTGCTTGTGTGCTTACAGTAAGTGCTAGTTCAATAGCCTCGCGAGCAGCGTCGCCTGTCAATTCACGTACTCGTAGATATTGTAGCAATTCTTTAAATGCAACCCAAGGTAGGCCTTGACCATCAGGGCCACTGTGTGTAGGGATCTTCTTAACACCGAAAGTGATAAGGTTGTCACATGCAAGTCGAATGCCTTCGAACAACTCTACATTGTTTGCTTTGGCTTCGCGTTCTACAATAGCTTCTTTTGCAAGGCGGCTATTGTCCGCTTCGAGTTCACGAATAATGTTGTAGCATTGGTTCAAGTTATACTCCTGAGTTAATTTTAGCCTGTAATTGAGTTCTTGCCGAAACTAATTTATTAAACAGTTGGTTTGTTTTAGGATTACTAGTTGCTAATAGCTTATAATACCAATCTCGACTAATTGAATTATTGATTTGTTGTTGAATTAACTTACGAGCAGCATCGTATCCAATTGCGTTAACTATATCATTAAATTTAACTAATTCTATAGTTAACGCATTAAGTTCTTTAGATAACTCAATAAATGATTGCTGACTAGATACTGACTCAACTAATTCGGTAAATTTCATTTATGAAACTTTCTTTGAATTTCATTCCAGTCAGTATTTGACTGTTGAATTTGTTTCAACATATGTGCATGTACCCAGTCGGGTGGATTACTTACTCCGTCCCAAGTAGACTTCCATTGCTCTATCTGCGCATCTGTAACAACGGGCAATTGCAATTCGTTAATTTCTTTGTTCATGCTTTAATTATAACAGGTTTTACAGCAGATGTCAATCGAGAGGTATTACCATAATGCTTGTTTCTTTTCCAGAACCATTTATAATTTTAAATTCGCCCTCTACTCTAGTAGAGTAGGTCATCGTGAATGTGGCACGGATCTTGTCGCCGGCCATCCAATGTAGATAAATTTTGGAGTCAAGCTGTGGAACAAATACAACACCTGTTAAGGCATTGTATTCTAGTGTTTCGGTTGGTGCAAGCTTAATCGTTTGCGTTTTTAACGGTTGGTACAACATCTGCTCTTCCCCAATTTATTTTATTCCATGCTCGTTCGTGAACCCAAAACAAAAATACTTTTGTTATAATTTCTGTTAGTGCAATTCCAGTAGCTAATAACGGTTGCCCTGTAATGAACCAACTGATAATAAAAGTATCAACGGTACCAGTTACTCGCCAACTAACTGCTTTAGCTAAACTTCGGATGTTCGAATCACGCATCTTTCTGCTGTTATAGCTAATATGTATTCTGAAATGAATAACGCCCACATTTCTGCATCTCGGGTTGAAAGCCGAAAGTCATAGCTACTAGGTGGGTTAAAAGCTTTGTTAGTATCAGTATAACGGCTTTCTTGTATTGTGTCAAGCCATATTGTCCAATGTGCTGAAAAGTTTTCTCGCATTTCAGGCAACGGACACACAAAATCAGCAATAGCGAACTCTTTTGTGCTTGCATCACATAATGCTCGCATACGTTCACTTTGTCTAATTCTACCAGTAATGCTAAAATCCCAATCTTCATTTTGCTTTCGTACTTCGTCAGCATTAAACCAATCTGCCTGCAACCTTTTGGATAGCAAGTTTGCAAGTGTGGTTTTACCCGAGCCCGGAAGGCCCATAATTAATATCCGGCATGCCATAAGTTTTTACGGGGTAATATTAAATAGGTCAATAGTTGCCAATACTTCCTCAGTGTGTGATTTTTCAAATGTTACTCGGAAAAACCCATTTGGAAGTAATACTTTAGATACAGCACCTAGTTTTATTGTTAGGTCAGCAGTTTTTTCATCTTGGATAACAGCGTCAAACGTATCTGCTTGAGTATGTGCCCAGTTTATCAAAAGTGGCCAACCTGGAACCCATTTTCCGTGCCCCATAGATGCCCCAACCAATTGGTTTCCTATCATCATCACTCCGCCATGCACTTCGTCGTCTTTCCATACCGTAACACCTTTACATACTGAGAGTATTACTTGGATATCTCGAGTGATAGGAGTACGCAGTGCTTTGACGTAAATTTCTTCTTTTTCAATTTTAGTAATGTCTTGTAAGATATAGTCACTCATCTCGAATCCTTTATTTTTATACAGGTATTTATAGTCATATAAATACAGTATCAAAATTAATCAATGGAGTTTGAAACATGGCAGGCATTGGACAAATTATTTACGGAGCAGACTATAATGCTGTTCAAGTTAAGGTCGACGGAGTACTGGGGTTCGGTAGCGGATACGGCGGATACGCAGCAGGCTACGGCTATGAACAAATTTTAACATCATCACTAGTTAACCCAACTAATGTTATTACTGCGTTACAATGGCAACACCTGGTAAATGATGTTAACACATGTTACCTTCATCAAAACGGAGTTAATTGGCCTTCATTATTCACAGTTAGCGGCACTATTTCGTATACTAATTTAGTGTTATTAGATGGAATTGCTAATTCTCTACTAACTAATCGCCTTAACATAGCAGCTAATCAGCGAACTCAAACATTGGTTGAACAGATTACTGGTACCGGAAATTGGGCAGGAACCAATATTGGTCAAACTACTAATGATTTTGGTACCACTAGTAACTTATACACTTACTTTAACCAAGGTGGCACATTTAAGATAGTTGGAGCAGGGCCTAATCAAAATACTGCTCAAGACGTTGCATGGCATACTGAGTTAGCCGCGGTAAATTATACAGTTACCTATGCTGATTTTACTAATGCTTGGAATGCTAGAGGCAACAAATCCCCATCCAATTTGTTAACACTGTATTCAAATACAGGTGGTGGTGCATATACTTCAAATAATTTGACTCTTTCATTACAGATTACTAGTGATCAAGGATGCAGATTTATGCTAGTGTTACAAGATGGGCACGTCGGCATCAGCGGTGGCCCAGATAATGTTAGTCCCGGTGTTCAAATGAATGTGTACCGATTGGCTGCAACAGGCGCATTTACTGGATTACTTCCAACTTCTAACATTGTAAATACCGCATTTACTTGATCTTTCATATTAAGTTCGTGTATAATTAACACAATAGGAAAAATATTGTGGATACTCGTTTAGAAAAAGCTCTCGAAATCTCTAAGTTTAGACGAACTCTATATTTAGAAAAATTACGGTTACAAGAAAAACTTAAATCAGATCTCACTATTGGATACAATGGTGGGAGATTTTACATCGATAGAAATTTAATTGTTTTCTTAAATTTAATAACACCAGTCGAAGGTACCAACTCAGTAATCTTGCTTGATGATACTCAAAATCCAATTCGAGTTGATGATCTTGTTAAATTTAGAGAACAGATTACAAATACATATTTTACTGTAATCAACCAATACACATTGGATATTGATGCCTTAAAAAAGAAACGAACAATCAAAGCAATTGTTAATTTATGAATTGTGGATGTTTAATTTTTGCCCACGACGGGATAATGGACTACGGATCACAAGCTGTATTAGCTGCTTCTCTTGTTGTTAAACATTTAAATGTACCTGTATCGTTAGTTGCCGACATCACTACTATTAATAATGTTAAATCAAAGTTTAAAGTATTGCCGTTTGATCAACTTATAGAGATTACTAATGATAGCACTAATCAAAGAGTATTAGCCGGGGAGAAGTTGCCGTTCTTTAATGGTTCTCGATCGCTAGCATATTCAATTACCCCATATGATAGGACATTAGTAATCGACAGCGACTTTCTTGTGTTTAGTGATACCCTTGGTAAGTTTTGGGACGACCCTCATGATTTTCTAATCACTCCGGGGATGATGGAATTACAACAGGAAACACACAGCTACACTGATTATAGAATAAGTCCCAATTCAATTCGCCAACTATGGGCCACTAACATTATGTTTAGCAAAACTCCCGAAGTTGAGATACTGTTTAACTTAGTTAATTACATCAAAGAAGAATATTCTTACTTTTCTCAATTGTACGAATTTGATAGTCGCCAGTTTAGAAACGACTTTGCATTCAGCATTGCATGTTTTACAATGAACGGTTTTCCCGAAGATATGTGGCACGGCGAACTACCAGTGCCTTTGTTTTATAGAGATACTGACGAAATACTAAAAGTAGACAACGACGGATCACTTGTGTTCTTATTAAAGAGATTAAGCGGTGATGATTATGCTTTAACAAAATGTCAAGGTCAGGATGTTCATATTATGAATAAACGAAGTTTATTGGCAAATTTAGATAAACTATTGGAACTAAGCAAATGAGAGGATATTTGTTATTTGCATTAGACACTGATTCTATTGACTACACTAGATTAGCATATGCGTGTGCGTTATCTATAAAAATAACACAACCGGATGAGTATAATAAAGTAGCAATAGTTACAAACAACCCTGCTAAAGTAATAGAGTTATACCCGATATTTGATAACGTAATCACGTACAACGGGCCCTTAGGTATGGATGCTAGATCACGTGCTCTTGATTATGCAGTGTACGATGAAACTGTATTACTCGATTCGGATATGCTATTTTTAAAAGATATGTCGCATTATTGGGATATGGTAAAAGACCGAGATATAGCAGTCGCATCATCGGCCAAAACATTTGAAGGCAAGAAGATCAAGTTTGGTTATTATCGCAAAGTATTCGAAGATAATAAGTTACCTGATGTTTATAATGCATGGACTTACTTTAAAAAAGATGCTGCAATTTCTAAAGAGTTCTTTGATACTGTAAAATTAGTCACTAACAATCCGCAATATTTTTTGAAAGATTTAATTTCGGCAGAGCATATGACCTCGATTCCTACCGATGAAGCATTTGCATTAGCAGTAAGTATGTTAGATATCGTTGACTTAGCAGTATCGCATGACACACCTAGCATCACACATATGAAGGGCATGGTACAAGGGTGGAGTGACCACGTTATTGATTGGACCGATAGACTTAGATTTTCTATGGACATCACAGGACAAGTTAGCCTCGGAGTATGGAAACAACACGAGCTGCTTCATTATGTAAACAAAGATATTATACACGAGTCTACTATAAAAACATTAGAGGCTTTATATGGACACTGATTTCTATCTACTATATGATGTTGATACTTTTGAAATATACAGTATAGGCGGATCACCTCATAACGATATTCCACACAAAAAATGCGAAGCACGTATTCAGGAATCTACTGCACTTGAATTTATTTCAGGGCCTCTTCGGCTACATGAGTATTTTGTTAGTATAACAAATACTGGATACGCTGAGCCTATCCCTAAATTATCTACAACTATTAATAAATCCGCTAGAGCAAACAATGTAGTTAGAGATTTAAATTATAGAACAGTATTCATTGATCAACTTAACATCGAGTTTGAACATTCCGATAAGTTAACATTATTATTTGATTCATCTAGATTGTCTACCCAGTCTAAATATTACTTCAAGACAACTATATCTGCAGGGTACGGCGATAGTATAATTTATGTTACTAAGTACAACGACCCAACTGCGCTATTGAAAAAATACAAAATCGATATCTACCAATTGAGCATAGATAAAACACTAGAATTAGAATTAGACACACTTGAGAAGATTAGTGTGTGGGGATCAAAATTATGATAAAATTAAACATCACAGAACTTGATTGCATTTTTATGAGCTATGACGAGCCCAACGCAGAACAGAATTGGGCAGACCTTGTTGATAAATGTATGTGGGCTAAACGAGTGCATGGCGTTAAAGGCAGTGACGAATGCCATAAAGCAGCCGCTAATCTTAGCGAAACTGATTGGTTTATTACAGTCGATGCAGATAACATTGTAGATACAAGATTCTTCGACCAAGTGGTAGAACTTCCAGATTCTACCGATGCATGTAGCTGGCCAGGACTTAATGTGCTTAACGGCTTACGGTACGGTAACGGCAGTTTAAAGTTATGGCGCAAGGACTTTGTATTAAACATGCGAACTCACGAAGCAGCAGCAGTAGATAAAAATGCTGTAGACTTTTGTTGGGAAGCAGGATACATTCCGATGATGGATAGCTTCTCAGTTACCTATCCTAATGCAAGTCCTTATCAAGCATGGCGTGCGGGATTTAGAGAAGGTGTTAAGATGAGTTTAGTTAACGGCCTGCTTCCTAAAGAAAAGGACATTAAAAAACTACACTGGCATAACCTGCATAGACTAAAGGCCTGGATGAATATTGGATCTCATGTTGACAATGGACTATGGGCAATCCTCGGAGCAAGGCACGGCTGTTATAAAACAAACTGCACTGAGTGGAATCACCTTGATGTACGAGACTTTGACAAACTGAAAGATGTTTGGAAAGAAGTTTCTTCTCTCGATGTTACGTCTGCTATAACAGAATACGGTAATCTAATCGAGCAAGAGTTAGGTATAAAAACAGTGTTGCTTGATCCAGTAACTAGCGAGTTTATTGTCGACACCTTTGCAGATCAATATAATCAAACCAAAGAACAAATTTTGTGGGTAATGAGTAAACATGTTTGATATTGCATTTATATCGTATAACGAATCTAATGCCGATGCTAATTGGGAAAGATTAAAGAATCGGTTTCCGTTTGCTCGTAGAATACACGGAGTCAAAGGAATACATAATGCTCATATCAATGCGGCTAACAACTGCTTTACAACTAGATTTTGGGTAGTAGATGGTGACTCTGAAATAGCAGAGGACTTTAATTTTCAAACTCCTGAATTAGATCTAGAAGATATCGTTTGTGTATATAGAGCAGTTAATCCTCTTAACGGATTAGCATACGGTAACGGTGGAGTTAAACTGTTGCCCCGTATTGCTACAGCAGCATTGGATGTTAATAGCATCGATATGACAACTTCGATCAGTAAGCACTTCATGGCAATTGATCAGGTTGCAAGTATAACTCGATTTAATACTGACCCATTTAATACTTGGAAGTCAGCATTTAGAGAATGCGTTAAACTTAGCAGTAAAAGTATAGACAGGCAAGTTAATACCGAAACCGAACAGCGCCTCGATACATGGTGTACTATTGCTAACGGCGACTACAGCGAATATTCTATAGATGGCGCAGT